GATCCCTGTAAAATCTCTGTCCCCATGTACTCAGATCGCATCTGGGCAATCCTCAGCGAGCAGGGCACCAGTTCATTTGAGGGCAGCGTTCCAACCTGCATCCCAATACTGAACCTACAAGCTCCTGTGCCCTTATCTATTGATTCTGGAAACAACAAACCGTATGCCCGTAAAGAGATAGCAACACTCTCATCCTGATACTCGTTATTGATGGGAGGTCGTAAACCATTGGTTGGGTTGGCCGACCCAGACTCGTATACTGGAGTCTCTCCATCCTTATAGTGCACGGATAGGTCTTGAGTAGCGACCGTCACTATCAAATCGTCCCGAAGCGTCATAGCCTCAAGCAATGCTTTCTTCGTATCCAAGGAACACCCCATGTCATACACGTGGGTCATAGGGTATCGAAGTTTATCCACGATAGTTGGGGCAAGCGTACCACTGCAAAATTTAATAAGCTCACCTTCGATTGTGACATCATCTAATACACCGTCGGTCCCATTTGTAGCATAGATATTGTTTGCCGAATTAAAATTTAATCCAGCCTCTACATTAAGTCCAGATAGTTCTGTTTCAGATGTGACTACCCACAATCCCGGATACGGATCATTTTTAAAGTCCTTGCCGGTAAAGATATCCACCATCATTCCATTGTCCGTAATGACGATGCCCTCATCATCATAACTTCCGGATTGAACATCAGTGAGCCATGCTTGACCAATGGCGTTGATGTTTTCATGATAGATTGCAAATGAAGCTGGGAGGTCGGAGTATCTGGTTGGAAAGTGATCTCCGAAATACATCTTAGCAGTCGTAACTGGATCCTTCGCGTCTGGTAAGAATGAAAATTGATTAGACACATTTCCATTCTCGTCAAGAACGTTAGCAACAGAAACGTTCCCATACAGCTTTTTCTTCGGGGCCATTGTATAAATCTGACTTCCGATATTTTGTATCATCAGAGCGTCGAGATTTGCAAAATCGCGGTATAGTGAAAAACATCTGTCGCTACCGAGTGCGCCTGGATATGCATCCAATTCAACCATGATAGGATAGGTGATCTCGTCCCCATTTGTAGAAGGGGAAATGTTCCCTATCCCATTTTCCAACTCAGTGTCCAGTAATGCTCTTGTTCTCCACACAATGGACATACCTGTCTGAGTTACAATGGCGGGTGGAGTCGCGGTGTCCATTTCGGGTACTGGCTTTCCAAGAACAGTGTTGACTATGCCGTCGGAGTCGCGCGACCATGTAGGGCAATCTGTATCTTTTGTAACAACGGCTTCAAGTACCACATTTGCAGACGTAGCAGTATCGTCAGCCAAGCGAATAATCCAAACCCCATGCCTTTCAAACATGGTCTTAGCCAGCTTCGCCTGTAGAGAATAATATAATTTATTATCCTCATTGAATGTTTCGCTTCCATATACAGTCTTAGCGAATTTGAAATCTGGGCACCAAACCAGTTCGCCCACTGGACCACTCTGGGCCTTCATTGGACAAATCAATTTATGCAAGGGCAGACTCTCGTCTTCGATTGGTCGATAAATACTGTTATCAACTACGTTGATTTTCCAATGCGGGTGAGGTTGTATGCTAGCCATAGGTAAACTCTCCTTCTGAAATAAATGATATAATTTTATAAACCAAAGAAAACATTTAGGAGTTAATGAGATGAACTTTAGAATACTGAACAACTCGTTCGTGCGAATGCACAACTTCCAGCTCCAAGTGGCAGAGGCCGTTAAATTTTTAAATAAAAATCCACAATGTATAATAGATAATATTAACAAGCAGCACATCTTAAACCAAAAGACGTTGATAAACAGTCCAATAGAGACTATCTATACTTCTATCAGAGATTTGGGTCTCGATGAAAAGTTCGCCCTAGTTGATTTTACACATGTGGTCAGCGGTTCCGCCCCTGACATATTTAATTTAACAATCGTGCCAATCTTTATAAACGATCATCAACTCGTGGTGAACATAACGCCGTTTATCAAAAGAAGAAGATTTGCCGAAGACAGAATCATCCTATCCGATATTGGGCTGTTCCATAGCCTCATCGTACGGGGTATGCTAATGACCTCGTACGAACAATTCCTTGCCGATAATACAAAAAATGATGTGTGGATAGGTCATAATATTGTAATACCATTGGCTATATCTTATAGTATGATTATGACATACCTAATCCCAATGTCGCAGGATATGAAAGATGTGGAGACGGTCAAAACTATCTTCGTGTGGTTCTTTATGGCCCGCGTACAAAAAACAGACAAGCTGCAAGAACTCAGTAACCCACCATTACTATATCAGTGTAAAATAAATCTATCGAAGATGGAGATCGACAATGTATTACATGAATTTCTAAAGGACTTCGATTTAAACAGCGAGATGTCACTCAGGGAATTGTCACATAGGATAAAAAAGGTCGTACCAACTGTCCCAAAGAACTTTGATGATGCGTGGCTATTGAGGCGATTTACGGGCGGCCATAAGAATGTAAATGAGCTCATGGTCGGTATATCTTACCCACCATACTGGCTCTTCCATATCCTCACTATAGTGTCAGGCGCAAAGGACCCACACACGACCCTATTAAAAAAGTTTAGATTGTACGATCAAATGTTGATTATGACATCAAGGCTTTTAAAGTCTAAAGGATTCTTAACTAAAATAAAATGAGATAACGGTGAATGATATGGTAACGAACGGGGCTATAGCTGCACTACATTCCTACGTGATAGAGAACATATGGAATGAACCGCACAAAGAATCTAGAACAAATATTAAACCGGTTAAGGTATATACTGAATCGCGGATTAATGCCATGTTCATAAATGACACCCAAGTACAATTGCCTACTAATGAGCCATATTTTATTATGTATATAAATAAGGGCGATTTACCTGGACCGGCAATTGCAGATGGCTGGACGTCTGGGACGGAACTCATTATAAAATATCGAAGAATAGTGGAAATATTTTCTGAGAAAGGATGCATGTTTCCAAAAAACTCATTCTATTTATTGTTCGATCTGACTATAGATACGATCATTATAGCTGTAAAAAAATCTATGTTCATCCAGTTAGGTGTCATTGGGCAAGATACGTACGTCTCGACCTGGTCCGACTCCACGATAGAAGATAATTATACTGTAACTTCCGGCCGCATAAGTAATGAGATGGATCGATCCAATATGTTCGATTTAAGTTATGACGGGACATTGTATGTAAATGGAAGAATCTCTTCTCCGATAGCTCCTGCACAAATTCCAATCGGATCCTATGTGGAACATGTCAAAGATGACGATGTGAAAATAAAATTTCGTATCGACTTAGATGATCCATATGAGAACAGAATGTATCTTGACGCCTCTGGGGTACAACGACAAATAATCCATACGCCAAAGGCATTAAATCCAGATGGACTGATACTTACTTTAAATACTGTCAAGGTTTATGCTAGAAAAAAGATCGGAGACCTATCTGGAATTCTTGTAAGTGATGCAACCTACAACCATAACTTTTCACAAATTACACACGCCGATTTCGGAATACCAAGGTACATAATAGAGGATGCCCAGAGTATACTTGGGGTGGACAACATATATCTTGAAGTACATATCAGCATGTATGGTAATGATAATGTTGTCACGCAAGATAATAATTACATTAATCAATTATACGGCCTGAGCGATGTCGAAATAGTTAGGATATTATCCGGAGAGGAGGCCACCCTCCCATTCTGGTCGGCCGAAGTGTTGCAAGAGACCCCATATCTAAAAGCTTTCTACGAAGTAGAGGAGAATCCAAGCTGGGGATACTTTACAAGTATACTTGGCTGCTACTATGCGACTTCTTTGTTATCCAAGGTTATGTTCTCCTTTGATTTAGGGGATGTGGCAACTGACGTAATAACGATAAGTAAGGATTACATTGCCTCCGATTCCTCCCAAGTCATACTGTTTGAAGATGGGCTAAAGATAAGTGACGAGTATTTCATATCCAACGATCTTGGGAACGCGGTATCATTCGAGTTCAATAGTGCGTTCACACCAAAGAATGATTCTGCATACAACGGTCGTATAATTGAAAGAATCCAAACTGATAAGTTCCATAAGTATACGTCGACGAGTGGAGACGAAGAACTAACCTTTAATTTTAAACCTATGGTGTACCTACAGGGCGAGTTCACTGCTATAAAACTATCAGACATGTTGATGGAAGACAGGTCCATTTATTGGCAATCATTGACTCAGACGAATGTTTACAATTCATCTGTAGATAATAATGATGGGACATGGACGCTGGCCTTCACTCCATTGGCGATAGATCGAACATTCATTATAGCAGAAGACTTGCCTGAAAACTTGATTACTCCAACTTATCATAAGTATGACCTATCCGAATTGAAAACAAATAATAAACCATTTGTGTTTGATCTGATATGTAAAGATATAAATGATGTGGATGTTCCGATATTAAAATTGAATAGTCTGCTGATCTATCTTAATGGTAAAAAATTAACTATGGGAATTGATTACAAGATAGCTACCATAGCGTATGATGAGCGGATTGTTGCACATCAAATTTGCATAACTTCATTATCTTACATACGACGAGTTGGCAGCAATGCGTGTGAGGTGTACACTAATAATGAATATGAACTATTTAATCATCTTGGGTTCGCTGCATATACGGACCTTGGTGTACTACCTATGAAGGGATCGTATTTTAAAGATTTATCCGAGCTCACCGTATTAGGTCGGTTGATCACAAACCCAAGGGTAGTTGCGGATAGCTTGCATGTGGATGATCCAACGTACATGGCTTGCTCGCCGTACAGTATAAATACCCGCATACCCGAGGCAGCAAATAAAAGTATAGAGGGGTATTTAAAAATTGCCCAGAACAAAAAGATAGCTACGATCCAGGACTATGTCAGTAACCTCGATACGCATCAGTTAGGGGCATTTGTCACACCACCGTTCTTTTATAGGCTTTACTCTATCTATACCCAGGTATTGTGCAAGGACATCTTGTTGGGGAAGATAACTGCAATACCCAATGATCCAGATGGAATAGATGATACTGCGACATTCTCAAAGTATCAATTGCTCAAAGAACATGATATCGTATATGGCACCGATGTTAATTGGGACTACATTGATGCGGATGTAATGCACTCAGATGTAGTGACTTCTCCAAGCAAATACGCTATGATAAATACTATAAGGGGCCTGTTGCCAAAAGACAACATAAAGGATGATAATTAATATGAATGATCAAGTAATAGCTATAGGTGATCAACGGCCAGAGGTATACTCTGAGTCCACTATATATGATCCCGATATTCACGGCTCCGATACATCAGTTTTGGGGGGACTCGGTGGACCTTACGTCCCGCAACTCGATGCTCTTGTAATGGATATGAAAGGAAGGCTTAAGCGGGTAGTGTCAGTGGATCCAGATACCTACAAAGTGACTTATGCCAGGATCCATACAGACTCGGATGGAAAAGAAGATTCATTGATAAATTATGGCAATGAAATTTATTGCATCTACTACGATAACGCCATCAATCCGAATAAACTAATTATCGATGCGAAGGTTGCTATATTTGGAACAAATGCATACGAGTATAGATTGATGAAAGTAATAGAGGGGGCTCCGATCTCGATAGGCTTGTACATCGATATCCACGGCACTGTGCAAGGGGATCGTATACCAATGATTGAATCGGGCGTCAGCAGCGTTAAGACCTGCGCAAATGCATACACTAATATTGTATTACATCCAAATGAACTTGTGAACATGGAGATCTATGACAGCAACGGAGAGATGCTGAGTGAGATAAAGTTAATCTCTTGTAAAGCAAATGCTATAAGTCAATTGCCAGTCATAACTAACCCAATAGTGGACTTTGTCATACATAGCTCACAAGAGCGAGGCAATGAGATAATCTGCTATTCCGATCAGGATGTAACTGAGATAGGGTTATATCCAACGATTGTATATTCTGATGGTTCGACCCAGAGCATAGCAATTGATGGGCAGGACTGCATTATGTATGGTCTGGAGCACATAGTGCAACCGTACATTGGGACACGCTTCAAACTCATTTGTAAGTACTACCCTGGAGTGACTACAGATGTTGCAGATGGAGCAATAGCCCCCGGACTGAATCACCTAATTGCTGAAAAATATGTAGTGATAGAAGAACGTGAAGAGCATCAAATCGCCAAAGTTTCCTTACTTCCGGTATGGGACAGCAACATGACTGGTTGGAAAATACGAGCGAGGGCATATAAATTTGATAGAAGCTCCCCAGAGGACGTCACTGCACAGATACATTGGATAAATGGGATTAACACTGCCCTATACAACTCAGAGCAATTATATAATCTTGAAATTAGGGATGGTGATATTGTGCTGCACTCGCAGATAGGGAGCGTAACACTCAGGCAACCTACTCATGCTATCCCATGGATAATTGATACATACGGCGGAGACTCCCCATTATCTCCAAGACCTTTCATATCCTGCGTCGAGGATGTTTATTTCATAGATGCCAATAAGTTCCCAGATGTGGGTTTATTTTTACAATCTTTCTTTATGAACGCGGTTCCACCGTATAACGTCCCAGGAGGTGAAACAGAAACCCCAACTCCTACACATTTCGTTATCCGGGATATTGAGTTCGGACAAATGATAGTGCCCGAAGTACTTCCAATCGATGACTACAGCTTTATACTAAACATCATAGAGGATAGTTCGAGTTTGTATAAGGATACAAATGTAATAATTGAGTTCTTGATTGAAGTTGGATCGGCTGCGTTTTCAACTATTTATGGAGTGCCAGTTGAAATAAAATAATAATAGCCTGCCCATGCTAACAATTGTTAGCATGGGCAGCACATAAGGATGTTGGACTATGGAAATAAAAGCCATAACAATAAAAACAGGACACGAGGTACATTCCCAGTGTAAGAATACCCATACCTATAAAGAACTACTTAACTCCATAGATATTGATGTAGAGATAGCAGTACATTTTATCGATGTATATGGGAATATATACAATGTGGATATAAATAAACTACATCTGAACTTACCCGAGTTGGGTGACACTTGGGAAGAGTTTGAATATAATGTAACATTACAATTGGCTATGACTGGATATATGTCAGATCTTAGAGTGGAGAATGTCATCAGTACCATCGGAGAGGATGGTCGCACTGACTATGTTTATTCGGAGGAAGATATGTATCAGGAAGATCGTATAAGGATAGTGCCCACTGAAGCGCTACAAAGTATCGACATCAAGCGAGGTAGTATACAAATCCCAGACGATATAGACAATTCATTATTGAACCTTAAAAATAATGATCTAAGAATTAAAATATCCGATTCCGATGCTGGAATAATAAATTTAGAGAATAGTATCTGTGTAATAAATGGAAAGGCGTTCTATCCATTAATGTTTGAGGGAGACATGTGGGTGACTCAGTGTGTTGATACATTGTCCCAGACTTCGGGTGATGCCTTTTTTATAGATTTCACAAACGTAGGTGGACACACCTTATATAAATTCTCAGAACTTAATTATGAATTATTGAATAATGTCCTCCTCGATGATCAAAAATGCAGTGGGACGGTCTCTCTAAGTTTACCGACCGATGTCACTATGTACAATAAAACTCCATTGTTAGTTATAGAAGGTAGGATATTTTTCCCGAATGAGTTTAACTACACTAACAGTAGGGTAACGTTCGATCTAACTAAATTTCCAATAGAGGCAATGCTTGTGTCCGACTATGGAAAAGATATAAAGACTACTAAGTCATCTGGTACAGACACAGAGATAGCCCTTAAGGATGTAATAGAAAAAAAATGGGCGGATGTCAACTATACTGGATCATTTTTAATACTGGTTAATTCAGAATTATTAATCCATCAAAGAACATTGTATAATACGTTTATAGAGTCGGCTGTATTCGATCAAGCGTTCACAAATCAATCCTTACTTGTAAAACAAAGTACAAGAGAGTTCGTGAATTACGTGCAGGATGAGACAGAGTATAGGTACTTATTATCATTTAAACCATCCAAGGACCAAATGCTACTATCAAGGGACATGTCTACCTTGGCGACATATGGTAAATCGGATCCACGAATGGGATTAAATCTAAAACATGGGTACTACACAGTACTTAATATAAAAAAGAGGTAGCGTATGAAATTCCAACCCGATCACTTCTTTAAAAGATCGAAAGGACAGGTTATATTCACCGGTAAGATAATGACGATCGATATCCCAGACAGGTATGGAAAATTAGGTTGGCTGAACTGGGGCGAACAAATGGAAGTCATAGGTATATTCACTATGGTTATCAATGAGGATATATCTGTTGGATATAATTGTCAGGCACTGATAACGACCATGCCTTCATCCACGGAAAGAATAAACATCGACGGCTCCGCGTATGTCAGGCTAATATACAACAAGAATGATGTCTTCTTGGTATCTGAAGATATTATAAAACAAAATAGTATACCGTACAACATACTCAATGAATTTATTTTCTTGGGTAACCTCCCAGCGTGGATGAACTATAAAAATTCATATGAACTATTTGAAAACACCTCTGCATTAACTGGGGTAAATTTTTCAGCAGACAGGGTTTACTTTCATGTAATGCTGTCCCACTGTTGGAGGGATAGGGACAATGTGATGAAGATGTATAGGAATACGGGAATGCATGCTCCTGGTATCTTTATACCGATGAGGTCAACGCCGTATTCCGCACTAACTACTATGGCTCGCACAATAGGTTCTTTTGATAGTGATGGGATCACATCCGCTATCGTAAGCCCTACCGAAGAGGTTTCTGACTTAGAAAACATTATGAGGGATTAATAAAATGAAATCAAAACAATTAGCTAAGCGAGTATTTCAGGCTATAGGTATAGCCAGGGAACTCAATGGGTATGTACTATCCGCGTCAAGGCCAGATGAGAAAGGGTATTTCAGATCACCGGTCATACAACTTGATACAGAGTGGCGAGGTGGAGTACCGGGGCAGTATGATACGGATTCGTTGTTGGATGCCATAGAAAATCCAATAAAGTCGTTTAACATCGCACTTCGAAGTGGGAATTGTTACGGAGAATACTACCATCCTATATACTCAGGTCAGCCACTTGGAGCATGGGTGAAACGATGCATGACCATAGATGGATCATGTGAAAGTCATTTCATATCACACATTGAACCTGGCCCCGACATTAATGATAAGCCGGTCCTTGTTATGGTGCATAAACCATCCGGACCATATGCAGAGCAATTGGACGGATCACTAAGGGACCCGGATAAAAATACTTCCTATTCCATTAGGTGTCTTGTCAATAAGCGCAGAACCCAATCTGGCAAGCTACACGTAGACGTCGTTAAGACATTTGACCACTGCGACTGTCCGGGGTTTGAAGTTGCCGGTACAAGATATCAGCCACACATACATCGAGTAGCATCGAACAACATGGGGCCAATCGATGGTCATGATTTGGATGTTAGTATGGTAATGGCGGATCTTATGCGCGATCATGAATCCGACAGGGTCAGACTACATAGTGACATTATAAATGATTTGAAACTAATCTTGGATGACGATGCAATGCGAATGCCGGATATGGTACAATTCATTGATAAGGTGAATAAAAAAGCAGTGTTCACAGACGGCACTGAAAAATCTGCATTCGAGTGCTTCTTTATCGGAGGTGGTCATGACTAATATCATTAAACGATTGTTGGATCCAACTCCCGCTTGCAATTTTACTCCTGTGAGTCTAAAGGCAGATTGGAAATTGCCAAAGACACCCAGGACTACTCGTCCCGACAGTGCAGTAGATATGAAAGGTTTATCTCTAAATGATGCGCAGGGCGGTGAAAGTGACGGTATAGTTACCATTGATACGTTTCTTGAAGGCGGAGCCAAAGATGCCGCTACAGAATGCAATGGTGAATCCACTGTAACGGATCTCCCTTTCTCATTAAAATTAGAGAAAGTATTGGATGGGTCGTTGCATCTAACGGTGATCATAATGGGATACATTGATCAGCCATTCTCATGGATACAATTAGAGAAGGTACTGATGCGATTATCGGAGTCAGATAGTGTTACTATGTACATTATCTCTGGCGGTGGCAGCATTGCGGGTGGCATGTGCGTAGTGTCTGCTATGAAAAAATGTAAGGCGAGGATAACGACTGTTGGCATGGGAGTAATTGGATCAATGGGGTCTGCTATTTGGATGTACGGGGATGAGTTGATCGCTATGCCGATGTGTGAGATAATGTACCATATGTCTGCTGGAATGTCATTTGGAAACTCCCTTGCTGCGAAAGAGGACGCCGAAAACATTGTGGATTATATTAACAGCATTTTTTTACGGAAGGCTGTGGAGTTAAATATCATTACTCCAGAAGAAGCTGAAATGATAAATAAGAATAAACAGGATGTTTACATAACAGCTGAGGAGTACAATGCTCGACAGGGGGGAAGTAGAGATGATCAATAAAGGCGCTGCAAGCGTAGGGATGATCGACAGTATTGTCTCTATGAACGATATGGAGGATATAGAACATATCTCTAAGATAGTCGTAGGGGAGGCTCCTGTCAAGGAGAGTAAAGGGGATGACGAGGATAGCCCTGGTAAATGCTTCGACGTCGTCTATGATGCACATGGACAAAGGACAATTGTTTCTTACATCGAGGATTTATGTGAATGGGACACCACAACATTTACATTACTATCTATTTTGTTATCTGAACCTGAAGATACGACTATAGTCATAAATGCGGGTAGTATGTATGCCCAGCCACATACACTTATTGCTACCATGAATGCAATAGCTAATTCAAACGCAAAGGTTATAGTTGATATCAGATGGGGAAACGCAGCTACGTATTTATTAGCTGCTGTTGCGGATGAGGTTACTGTCAATGAGACATCGTGCGTGGTGTTCAATCAGTTTAGAGCCTATGGGTCTGGTACAGTAGAACAGGCCAGACAGAGGACAACGGTAGCATCAAAAAGAATCAGTGCGCTCTACGAAATATTAAGATCAACTGGGCTATTGACAGATGACGAAATTAATAAACTATCCACTGAACATACTACTTCTATTTGGTTATATGGCGATGAGCTAATGGAACGAATAGCAAAGAAGAACTCGATGTCAGTTAGCAAAGTATAACATTTTCGATAACCCACCACATCGCGTGTTTTAATAGAAACACGCGATGTGATTACATATATGAGGTATATGAAATGCACAATATATTTGTTCAATTTAATGAGTCCAACAAAAAACTTACAGATATGGATATATTGGAATCAACTATGAAGTTCTTTGAAGAGTTTGAAGAAGTAGATGAGTTATTCCGAGAGCTCGATTCTGAGTTGAACAGGTGCAGTAATGCACAACTTATTTGTGCTACAGTGAGCGAGTTCGGGCTTACTCCCGCCGTAGCCAAAGTTACAAGTGACCATGACTTAACAATGGCACTTGGTGAGCAAACCGCGTCATTGCAGCAATTTATAGATGGAACTTCTGAAAAGGCCATTGAAGTAGAAGTCGTAATGAATGAAATGAAAAAATTCATTCAGGACAGTATGAATACTCTAGTAAAGATAGTGCTCACAGTAGTTAAAAAACTCATAGAGCTTAGTGGGAAAGTAGTGACCTACATAATCCGTGCGCTTAATCACAATAAAGACGAGGTTCGTGAATTACGGGAAACCATGGATGAGACCATCAAAGAAGTTACGGAGGTGTCAACCAAAGATATCAGTTCAAGAAACCCAATGTATACAGATGAATATGTCATGAATGTAGAATTATGGCATGCTGGGAAACATCCAAAGCAAGCGGAAATCGAATTGACTCCTACTACTAACTATGCTGCGTTTGTTAAAATTCGTGAGACACTGGCGAATAAGGCAAGCATGCTGCAGGATACTGACGCTTTGATCCAAGACTTCGTCGGTAATTTAGATACGGAATACTACAATACGTTCCAAGAAATTTTAAAGGGATTGCATTTCGATTTCTATTGGGATAAGAAGAACCTAAGTCTAAATAGATTATCATTAGATAAATCTAAAATTGGAAAGAAGGGCGGCGCTAAGGGAATAGACAATAAGACGAAGAAGCCTCATTTCGAGGCTAAGTTAAATGAGCTGCTAACTGGGCAATTAGATAATCAAATGGCACCAGTACTCGTTATGATTAATGCACAAAATGGATTGATCAAAGATACGAAGAAGTATCTTACCGAATTAATTAAATCATTTGATGGAACTAATATACAGCCCAATGATAAACATTATCAAGTGGCCTCACAATTGGAAGAACGATATGGCTCTACTGGTAGAAGCGATGACGGTAAGGGTGGGATCCATGAGCTGAGTAAGGCGGTTCTCGCATACAGAAGATCTATAATGGAACGATGCCTGTATGTAAGTAATACGCATACAAAAATGATTAGCATTATATGCAAAACTATGGCTTCGACCATACCAAAAAAATAATGCTTTATGATAGCAGCTCCAAACATTTGGAGCTGCTATAAGTAAGAGGGCGACGATAAATGGATACTGTGTTGTTATATTTCAAAGATTACTTGGCTAAGTGTGCGGTTATTTATGATGCAGAGACGCCCAATAAATCCTTTATTAAACTGAGTACCATTTATAAAAAAAAGGGGATAGAGAACAATAAATGGATGTTAGCTCTGTGCCAAAAAGATCTAATAGGGGTTGATCCACATAGTAGTGAATTATCGTATGATCAGAAATTAAAAATAGGACTCGAGTGCAAGATAAACCCCATATATTTTTTTAGAGAAGTTTGTCGTGTGCCAGTGACGGGATCTAACCCAGTTCCTTTTTTGGCGGACCAAGCTAACCTACCTGTACTGTGGCTGTTTCTTAGTAGTATAAACTTGTTCGAAGTCATAGCAAGACAAATTGGTAAGACTGTATGTATGTTAGCAATATATGAGTATATAACGTATATAGGCTACTACAACTCCTCATCGAGTATGGTAACACAGACAGACAAACTCCGCGTTGAAAATATCTCTAGGCTAAAGGTAATGCGCGATGCCCTTCCTAAATGGATGCTGCATAAATCCATAAGGGACAGTGATAACAAAGAGGAGCTGTACTACGAAGCGTTGGGCAATAAGCTACTCACCTTTGTTGGGTCGGCGGATCGAAATGCAGCGGATGGTAAGGTACGTGGCCTTACTGTACCAACTCTAGGCTGGGACGAGTTCCCGTACATCAAAAATAATGAGGTCATGTATAAAGCTGCCACTGCCACCATGTCTACTGCAATTGAACAAGCGCGGGAAGCTGGAGTGCCCTCAGCCAATATGATATTCACAACGGCAGGGGATCTCACCACAAGGGATGGTAAGTTTGCTTACTCGCTTGTACTTGGCGCGATGTCATGGCAGGATATACTATTTGATAGCATTGATATGAGTAGCCTAAAGAAAACTGTCAATGCAAACAGCGTTAATGATATGGTTTATATCACCAAATCCTATCTGCAATTGGGGAAGACTAAGGAGTGGTTAGAAGAGCGTAGAAGAAAGAACTCGTTGTCTGAAGCAGAGTTAGATAAAGATTTTAGATGCATTTGGTCAACGGGGAACAGGGAAACTTCAGTGGTTGATCCTACGATACTCAAACTATTAAACGAGTATCAAAGGGATCCCGAGTATATACAACAATATGACAATACTCATATATGTTGGTTTAAAAGTAAGGCTGACATTGATAGGATTGCTCCAACAATATCGTGTGTTATGGGGGCTGACGGCAGTGAGGCCATAGGAGCTGATTTCACGACATTCGTTATAACTGACTCCTCTGATCTTTCTGTGCTCGGCACATGTAAATGCAATATATCCAACTTGTTACAATTATCAGAGATGATATTTGAACTGCTGATGAAATTTAAACGCATGATCTTCGTGCCAGAACGCAATAGCACAGGGGCGGCCATAGTAGACAACATATTGATATTCTTTTCACGTGCGAATGTCAATCCATATAAACGAATATTTAATACATTTGTTGATACAGGGGATAATTTAGCAGTTAGTAAAATAAACCAACTTATAAGTCCACTTGGCTCAGATAAAAAACGATTTGGATTTAGGACTACGGGAAGATCAAGAGATCTACTATACAATACTGTATTACACGACAGTATATCCGAATGTAAAACCAAACTATATGATCAAAGACTTATAGAAGAGATACAAGGGTTGGAGAAAAGGAATGGTAGGATTGATCACTCTGAGGCCGGACACGATGATTTACTTGTGGCTTGGCTACTGTGTCTGTGGTTCATAAAGTACGCCAGGAATACACATCTTTACGATATAGATAGTTCTAAATTTATGGTCAACCATATAGATCCACACGCCAAGTATACCAAGCAAGAAATAGAGCAACAAATGCAGCTTAGAGTACGCCGAGAAGGATTGGTGGA